GAACTTGCGGGCCATGGGTTATTCTCTTTCGGTGGTGGGTTCTGTGGCGGCGGGTGCGTCGGCGTGGTCGGGGTGGTCCGGCAATGGGCGCAGGCTGCCGTCGGGCAGGCGCTCGAAGCGGCCGCCGGTCTGGGGGTCTTGCGGCGCGGCTGGCGCCGGTGCTGGCGCGGGCGCGGTGGTCTTGGCTTTCATGGCGGCGGGGCTCATGTCCAGGGTTGGAGGGTGGTGCGGCTCGCGCGGTGCACGACGGTGATGCGCAGGCTGGCGCATGTGTATGGGACGTCTTCTGCGACGCGATCCCATTCGACGGTTGGTCCGTCAGCGAGGAAGAGCACGCCCAGGCCGGCCGGCACGAAGGTGTGCAGGAGCGCGTAGACGGCATCCAGCAGCCCGTCGGCCACGGTGTCGGCGTCGGCACCGCCCGGCACGCTGCGCGCGGCGCAGTCGATCAGGACGGTGGTGTGCCAGTCGGACGCCTCGATGACCGAGGCCATGGCCTGGCTGTCGGACACACGCAGGTTGATGGCGGCGGCCTCTTCCTTCGCGATCGGCCGCACGCGGCCGACGTACACGGGCACGGACGCCAGCGCGGGCGCCGCCGCCAGGTGCGCGACCAGGGCGTCGCGCAGCTGCACGAAAGCGGTGGCGCTCATGCGGTGCGCTCCAGCAGGAGGACGGACAGGCCGGTGCCGTCGGGGTGATGCTCTGCGCTGCGCCAGATGCTGACGCCATCGCCAGTGGTCAAGGTGACCGTCTGGCCGGTGGCGGGCGTGGGCACGCTGGCGGTGGGCAACGTGATGGCCGGCGAGGTGGCGGCCATGCCGGCGATGCCGACGTCGGCGACGACGTAATCGGCGTCGAACAGGACCGGCAACGGCTCCCCGCCGCCAATGCTCGCCAGCGCGTTGGACAACGTCGCCATGACGGCGACGTTGACCCGCGACATGGCGGCGGCGAACGGGGGCAGCGCGGTCATGGCGTCCGGTCCGTCAGGCGTTCAGGTGCAGGCGCACGGTGGTGGCGCCCGCGCCGGCCGCCGCGGCGGCGTAGCCGGCCAGGGTGTTGCCGGATGCGGTTACCGTGAGGTTGCTGTTGGCGGCGGACCAGTACAGCAGCGCGCCCTGGGCGACCACGTCGGAGCTGGCCTTGGCCAGCTCGACCACGCCCTTGACGCGCACGGCGCCCGATTGGCCGTTGGCGATGTCGGTGACCGCGATGCCGATGCGGGCACCCATGACCACCACCTGACCGCTGGTCAGGTTGGCTCCGGCGGTGTGGTCCAGCACATCGCCGATCTGGATAAAGTTCTGCATGGTGAGGCTCTTTCAGTCGGTGGGTTGGTGGACTTGCCCTGATCAGGCGCCGGGGTTCTTGGCCAGGGTGCGGAAGTCCAGCGGCGCGACGCCGGCGTCGATGCGGACCTTGAACTCGGTGCCGTCGACGTTCCAGCCGGCCTTCTGTTCCAGGTACGGGGCCTGGTTCCCGTCGAGGTAGTTGACCTCGATGGTGTCGTGCACGTTGGGGTCGGCGGCGGCGTACCAGGCGGTGCTGCTGGCCGCGTCCAGGCGCGCGTCGCTGATGACCTCGAAGGTGTCGCGCACGCTGTTTGGGATTGTGTTGTTGCGCGCGTTGGCGGCGCCCACGTCGAACTCGCTGGCGCGCACCACGTTGGCGATGCCCTGCAGCGCCACCGGCACCAGCAGGTACTTGGTGCGGATGTTGAGCGGCACGCCGCCCAGCTTCTGCGTGGCCATGCCCACGCGCATGGCGTCGACGCTGGCGGTGGTGATGGCAGTGCCGGTGTTGACCAGGTTGCCGTGGTTGGCGTGGAACAGCGCCACGCCGTCGCTCATGACCGGGTTGCCGGTCAGCACCGCGTAGACCAGGTCGCCGATGGTGCGGATGGCGGCGCGTCCCATCAGGCGCGGCACGCGCGTGAAGGCGTCGAGGTCATCGTTGATGATGGCCTGGCGGGTGATGCTGAACTTCTTGCCGTAGGTGGCCAGCAGCACGGTTTCGCCGCGATCGCCAATGTTGCCGTACTTGTACTCGGCGCCTTCGGGAACCTTGTCCAACGACGGGAAGATGTTCAGGTCGACGCGCTTGCCCGGCTTGAAGTCGCTCAGGGTGCCGGCGCGGGTCCACAGCGGGAAGGTCTCGTCGGCTTCCTGGTAGCCCTTGAGCAGCGCCTTGTTGGCGACGTTGGCCAGCAGCAGCGGGAAGTCGCTGGAGCTGTGGGTGAAGGCGGCGGCGACCATTTCCATCTTGTCCATGCCGCCGGTGCGCAGGCCGGTGCGCTCGGCGCTGGCGCGGGCCATCTCGCCCAGGGTGTAGCCGCGCAGCGGGTTGGCGCTGTCGGGCTTGTCGATGCCGGCGCGGGCCAGCAGGGCCTGGGTGGCGGCCTTGCGGAGCTTGTCGGACTCGTCCTCGACGGTGTTGACGTGCTGGCCGGCGGTGGGCGTGGCGCCCTCGGCGAGCTTGGCCAGCAGCTTCTGGCCGGCGGCCTCGACGGTGGTGGCGTGGTCGTCCTGGCAGGCCTGCTGCAGCTCGGCCACGCCGGGCTGGCCGGCAAAGCGCGCGAACAGATCGCGGATGCCGTCGCGGCGCGCCTTGTCGGCGGCCAGGGCCTCGCTGCGCGCGGCGTTGATGGCGGTCTGGTCAGGAGCAGCCGCCTGGGTGGTCTCGGTCTTGTCCATGGTTTCCTTGGGGAGTGATGCGGCGGCTGCCGCGGGGTGGCCGCCTGGTGGCGGAATCGGGCGGCGACGGCATCGCGGGCGATGGCGTGCGCGGCAATGGGCAGGGCGTCGGAGACGGCGTCGACAAGGCCGGCGGCCTGCGCCTCTTCGGCGGTGAAGAAGTGGTCCTTGCCGTCGGTCAGCCAGGCGGCGGCAGCATCGGCGTCGCCGGTCTTGCGGGCGTAGCTGCTGGTCATGGCCTTGGACCAGGAGTCGAGGTGGTCGGCGCATTCGCGCAGCTCGACGGCGTTGCCGGCGGCGACGGTCCATGGCGCGTGGATCATCATGAGCGCGTTGCTGGCCATGTTGACGGTGTCGCCGGCCATGGCGATCAGGCTGGCGATGCTGTAGGCGGTGCCGTCGATCTCGACCGTGACGTGGGCCTTGTGGCGGCGGATGGCGTTGTGGATGGCGATGCCGTCGGGCACGCTGCCGCCGTAGCTGTTGAGGCGCACGGTGATGGCATCGACGTCGAGCGCGTTCAGCTCACGCACGAAGTCCTTGGCGCTGACGGTGTCGGTCCACCAGCTTTCGCCGATATCGCCGTAGATCAGGATCTCGGCCTGGCTGACGGGCGCGGCGCCATCGGCCGCCACGGCCAGCGCGATGGCGCTTGCGCGGCGGATGGCGTACCAGGTGTTCGGGGTCTTGGGTTTGCTCATGAGGCTGGGCAGCAGGTGGTGCTAGCCAGTCTCCGAAAACCCCCGTCCCATTTCTACGGAAGAAATGGGATTATTTTTCGTCGTCCTCTTCTTCGGTGCGCAGAGGGTCGTTGTCGGGGTCGGGCGGCATGGGCGCGGCGGGCGCGGACCCGGTGGCGGCATCGCTGCTGAACACCAGACCGTGGTCGCGCGCCTGGCGGCGCCATTCGGCGGTCTGCTCGAGCACGTCGCGCGGGTTGGCGCCGCGCCGGCGGATGACCTCGGGCTCGCTGGCGAAGCCGGCCTGGGTGAGCTTTTCCCAGGCAGCGGCCTCTTTCACCGGGTCGATCCAGGGCATGGACTGGCCGATGAACAGGGCGTCGTCCTCGGTGGTGGGCACAACGTCGCGCGGGATCGGCACCACGCCGCCGAGCGCGGCGGCGATGACGAACGATTCCCAGGCGGGCTGCACAAACATGCCGACGAACTCGTCGGTCAGCACGGCGTAGTTGACCCACTGCTCGACCAGCTCCTGGCGCTGGGCACTGTAGGTGCCGTCGTAGTCTCGGCTGACGCTGGAATAGCTGGCGCCGATGCCGGCGGCAAGCGCGCGCAACTGGCCGCTGCGCCAGCCGATCAGGTTTGGATTGGGCCGGTTGGCGTCGATCAGGCCGATGTCCTCGCCGACCTGCAGGGTGTCGATGATCATGCCGGCCTGCAGGCGCAGGTTGCGCGGCAACGGTTTGCCCTGCTCGTCCAGGGCCGGCGTGGGCGCGGTGCCGTTGAAGCCCGCGGCCTCGCTGCGGCGCACGTAGGCCGTCAGGCTGGCGGCCACCTTGGCGGCGACACGCTCGGATTCCTCGTAGTCCTTCAGATCCTCGATGCGGGTGATGACGGCCGACAGCTCGCTGACGCCGCGCTGCTGGTGCAGGCGGTCGAGTGTGGCGACGTGCAGCATGCGCTCGGCGCCGATCGGCTTGAGATCGGACGCATTGAGGAAGGACACCGACTCTCGCGGGTCGGACTTGTGCACCCAGAAGGCGGTGGGCCGGCCCCAGGCGTTGCGCTGGATTCCCTGGCGGATGTTGCGCGCGGCGTCGTCGAAGTCGAGCGGCACGAAGTCGGGTTCGAACAGCTCGAGCGAGTACGGCACGCGCGTGCCGTGGTCGAGCAGCTTGACCGGGCCGATGAGCTGCTGGGCGAAGCACTCGCCATCGCGCAGCCAGGTGTAGGCGGCCAGGCGCTGCACCAGCGGCCAGCGCAGGCGCCGCGTGACCTCGGGCGCGCGCTGCCAGTCGCGCCAAGCCTCGCGCAGAGCGGCGGCGTACTCGGAATGGATGCTGCCGTCGGCGCGGCGCGGCTGCGGCTCGATGCCGATGCCGGCGGCGCCGACCACGTTGTTGACCAGCACGCGCAGGGCGCCGCGCGTGAGGTCGTGATTGCGCTCAAGATAGCGCGCGTGGGCACGCAGCGCGGCGGCGCCCTGGTTGACCAGCGCGTCGGGGGACGAACCATCCGCCCGCTTGTTGCGTTGCTTGGAGGGTTTGGCGCCTTCGTAGAAGGCCAGCGCGCGACGCGCCTGCACGCGCTGCAGCGCGGCGCGCGGGTCGAACCAGGCGACGGTGCGGTCGATGATGTTCATGGCGCGCCTCAGCCCTGGTTGCCGAAGCTGGCGACGGCGTAGCCCAGGCCGCCCACGGTGGCGCCGCCCTGCTCTGCCGCGACGCGGCGCTCCCACTCCATGCGGCCCTTGCGGATTTCCTGCAGGTTCTCCATGGACAGGGTACGCCCTTGGAATGTGGTGGTCTTGCCCTGCAACAGGGCAACCTCGGCGGCCATGTAGGCGGCCAGCATGTCGGTGGCGGTGCTCATGGCGGGCACGCTACCGCGAAGTGCGTCCCGTTTCTACGGGAAAAGCGGGATTTTTTGGCGCGCCCTGTTCGCCCACCGGCGGCGGTCGGCGGCCGGCGATGCGATAGATGCTGGTGCGCGACAGGCCGGACCAGCGCTGGATCTGCATCAGGCTGGCGGGACCGGTGAACTCGCGCCGGATGCGCTCGTCACGTGCGTGGGTGTCGGTGGCTGGGATGTAGACCTCCTGCCCGCCGAGCCGACGGCGCAGGCCGCGCACCAGGGCGTTGGCGAACACGCTGGCGATGGCTTCGTGCATGCCGATCTCCTCGCGCACGATGTCGATGAAGTCGCGTTCGAGCTGGACGGCGGCGTCTTCGGCCTGGCCGGCGGTGAGGCAGGGTGAGGTCATAGGCGGGAGGTCCAGTCTTCGGAGGCGAATGGTGACGGGCTGACGGTGGCGGCAGGCGTCGGGCGCGGCGGTGCCGTGGTGAGCGTGGGCATGGGCGCGGGTGCGGCCGCCGTGGCGTCAGGCGCATCGAACAGCCCGGGCTCGCGCGGGCAGTACTTGGCCTCGCGCCGGGCCCAGCCGGGCTCGCGGTAGGTCTGGATCCCGAGCCAGCAGGCGGCGGCGTAGGCGTAGACCATGCAATCGCCACCTTCCTCGCGCTGGCCGGCGGGGGTGATCCAGCGCATGACGGCCTTGCCGTTGACGGTGGCGGGCATGAGGCGCGCGGCGGTCATCTGCTCGAATTCGTCGGTGCTGGCCAGCGCCTTGGGCACGTGCACATAGCCGGGTCCGACCCGGCCGATGCGCATGCGGCCATGCAGCAGGTGCTTGGCGGTGTCGGTGCCGATCTGCCAGACCTTGACGCCGCGGGCGATGGTCTTGCCGCGCCAGTTGATGTCGATGGCGCTGGGCCGGCCGATGACGGGGCGGCCGTACTGGCTGGCGCCCTTGACGGCCAGGACGTTGGCGTGGCTGTGGGCGCGGCAGTAGCTGTAGACGGCGTGGGTGTTGTGGCCGCCTGAGTCGACGCAGGTGGCTTCGATCAGCATCTGGGCGCCGACGGCGTTGAGCACGGGGGTGCGGCGGATCTCGGTGAGGCGGGTCCACGGGCTGCCTTCGGTGCCTTCGTCGAGGTTGGGATCGCCGTAGATGATGTGGCGGGCGATGAGCCAGGATTCCTCGCCGCGGCCGAAGGACCAGACGCGGGCTTCCAGCCGGTCGGGCTGGGTGTCGACGCCCATGGTGAGCATGAGGCCGCCGCGCGGGACGATGCCGAGTTCGTAGTCTTCGGCACGGGCGCCCAGGCTCTTGCTGTCGGCGCCCTGGCCTTGTTCTTCCCAGGTTTCGGCGAGGCGGGTGTTGGTGAAGGTCTTGAGTTTTTCGCTGTCGCCGGTGCGCTGGGCTGCGATGGCGGCGATCCATTCCTCGACGAGTTCGCGCCAGCTCAGGAAGCCGAGCGGGCTGTAAAGGCTGCTGAGGTGGTAGCCGCGGCGGCGCGGGTTGGCGTCGGGGTTTTCGGGGATCCAGCGGGCCTGGCCGCCGAGTTGCTGGCAGCGCAGGAATTCGGACTTGTGGTGCTCTTCGATGATGCAGCCGTTGTGTTTGCAGACATAGTGGACGGTGTCGGGCAGGGGGTTGCCGGCGGCGTCCTTGCGCCACTTGATGCCGTAAGCAGTCTTGGCGCCCCATTCGAGGCGCTGCAGCTCGCCGCAGTGCGGGCAGGCGATGTGGTAGTAGCGGCGGTCGGTGGCGTGGAAGGCCGATTCGATGCGGCTGGCGCCCTTGATGGTGGGTGTGCTGGTCTTGAGCCGCTTGCGGCGCGGGAAGGTGGACTGGCGCGCCTGGGCGAGATCGATGGGGTCGCCCTCGCCGTCGACGTCGAATGGGTAGGCGTCGATCTCGTCGAAAAAGATGTCACGGATGGGAATGGAGCGCAGGCCGGCGGCGCTGTTGGCGCCGGTGATGGCGATGAAGCCGCCGGGGTATTCTTTGAGCAGGATGGTGTTGGAGTCGTCTCGCGAGCGGTTGTCGGCGATCTTGGAACGCAGACGCTCGGATTCGTCGATCAGGGGCACCAGGCGCTGGCGGCTGTAGCGCTTGGCAAGATCGAGCGTGGGCTGCACGATCATGATGGGGCCGGGCATCATGTCGATGCTGGCGCCGATCCAGTTGCCGCCGATGGTGGTCTTGGAGGTCTGCGCGCCCCACATGAGGACGACCTCCTCGATGCGGCTGGCCGGACTCAAAGCGTCTTGCGGTTCGAGGGCGTAGGGGGTGCGGGTGATGCGGTAGGGGCCGGGCTCGGAGCTGTCCTTGGCGGACAGGACGCGGTGGCTTTCGGCCCACGCGGTATTGGTGAGCGACGGCGGCGGCGTGAAGAATTCGTCGAACAGGCTGTCGATGAGCGCGGCGGCGCGCGCGATGTCTTCGGGGAGGTCGCGGGCGCTCATGACGTGGCCTCCGGCGCGATGCGGGCGCGGGCTCGGGTCAGGTGGTCGAGCACCTGCACCAGTTCGGCGTGCAGCAGGTCGTGGACCTTGACGGCATCGGTTTCTGGCGCGAGCACAGGCGAGAGACGCGCGGGGATCTGCAGCAGGGCTTCGCGTGTGCTGGCGATGGCGCTGGCGAGGGTTGATCGCACGGCGTCGACGCGGATCAGGTCGCCCTGCATTTCGCGCAGCTTGAGCTGGTTCATGCGCGCCTGGGCGGCTTCGTTGAGTGTCTTGGCGACGTGGTAGCTGGTGATCTGCTGGTCTTCGTCGTTGGCAGCGGTGACGGCGGATGCAGGGGTGGCGGCAGGCGCGCCGGCGGCGATGGCCTGGGCGGTCTTGCTGCTGGGGTGCACGCGGTTGGCCAGGGCCACGCGGGCGAGCTCGATGTCTATCAGGCCGTCCTTGTCTTCAGACAGCACGCCGCGCTTGACCAGGTCGCCGATGGCCTGGCGCGAGACGCCGAGCTGGCGCGCGAGTTCGGCCTTACGCGCCTTTGCGGGTGCGATCGATGCTGCGGAGGTCACGGAAGAATTCGCGGTAGAACTGGAACAGCTCGCGCGAGCGGTGCATGGCGGTCTGTTCGATGCGGGGATTGGTGTTGACGTTGGCGCTTGATTCTATGGCGAGGTAGTAGTCTTCGGTGTCGAGTGACGCGAGGGTGATCTTGCTGTGGTTCTTGGCGATGACGACGCGGCAGTCGTAGGTGCTGGCCATGCGCAGCATCTGCTCGTACTCGTCGCCGTACTGGTTCGGGAAAATCTCGCCGGCGTAGAGTTCGAAACGGTCGATGCGCCCGGTGTCGAGCCAGTTGGCGATCTGGTCGAGGTCGGCCTTGGCGATGCACCAGGTGGAGATGGCGACGTAGTCGAAGTGCGGCACGCCGGCAAGCGCGTGGGCCAGGTAGGACAGCGCGTCGATGTCGCCGTGCGAGATCACGTGCCAGGACTCGCCATCAGCCAGACGGGCGGGCAACAGCTCGGCGAGCTGGGCCTTGCCCTTGGCGTGACGCATCTGCCGGCGTTGCGCGGTGCGCGCGGCGCGAGCGGCGCCCTCGGCCTGGAGTTCGCGCTCGCGCTCGGCGACGATCGCAGCGACGGCGGCCTGGTCGAAATCGGCGAACAGGCTAGCGTTCATGGGATGTCAAGGGGTTTGTCAAGCAAACCGGAACTCCACCCACTAGCGAAATCTCGCGCTCGATTCGCCCCGTATGGCGAGGCGCTGGGGAGGACCCGCGAGCTGCGACGATGAGGTGCTGGCGGCCTGTCATGCCTTGCTCGCGTAGTAGCGCGCCTCGCGCTCGAACTGGCGCGGGAACTCGTCGCGGACCATCTGCAGCACGACTTCCTTGATCCGCCTGGTGTTGAACATCTGTGGCACGTCGATGGTCTGCACGGGCTTGATGGGCAGGCGCGCCATGCCCTCGCGCTGGAACACCGTGCGGCCTTTGTTCGCGATGAACGCGCTGCGGATCAGCTTGCGACCGCCAACCCGCTTGATCTTCACCGTCACGCCCTCGGCCGTCTGCGTCGCCGCGAAGTGAATGACGTTCATCGCCCTCCCGTAGCGCGCCGGCGATTCCAGCGATGCCTCGATGCGCGCCACGCCCTGGCTGTACGACGCGCGCTTGATGCGCAGCGCATCTCTGACCTTCGACGCCGGCAGGTTGAACTCCGACCTTATCTCGCGGCTCATGGCCGTCTTGGCCTTCGCCACGGTGTTGTTCATCGCCCGCACCGCCGCCTGCTGGTAGACCTGCGAGCCAAGCCTACTCAGCTGGCGCGACACCTCTGGGAAGTTGATCGTGGCATTGACCTTCATGGCTTGTCCTTGCGAATCACCTTTCCGGTTACGGATAACCCTTCATCCGTAACCCATCCGTAACCTTGAAACCCGCACCAGCATTGGCTGGTTACGGCAAATGCGTGGTTACGGATAGTTTTGAATTCGGATGCGTGCGCGCGCCCGCGCGCCTGCGCATGTACGCGCGCATGTTTAAAGGGGGTAGCCGTAACCGGGCGTTTGCCGTAACCGGCCTTATTCCATGCGGGTTTCACGGTTACGGCTCGGTTACGGCAAGGGGTGTTGCCGTAACCGGCCGGACGCACATCACAGCTCACCCTGGTACTCCTTGAGGTATTGCTCGAAAGCGTCCACCGAGCTGCGCGCCCACACGCCGAACTCCACGTCATCGGGGGGCGGGGCCGGCAGCCACATGCGCACGGTGTCGAATGCGCGCAGCTTGGCCACGCGCACCAGCAGGTCACCCTTGGCCACGCGCGCCACCATGCGCGCGAACACCGGTTTGGTCATCGGGTAGCGCTCGCCCTCGCAGGTGCACCATCGTCGGTACACTCGGTAGGCCTGGTCCGAGCTGCAGGCGTGCAGCGGCACGGTCAGCTCGCCGCCCTTCCAGGCCAGCCAGAAGCGCTCGGCGTTGGGCCGGCCCAGGTCGATCAGGTCCGTCTTTGCCTTCGTCATGGGCGGCGGGGCGTAGGGATCGAACCCGCTCAGGTCGCGCGCCAGCAGAAACGCCAGCAGCGCCGGCAGCCCGCCGTTCGCGATGCAGTCCTTGACCCGGTGGTAGAAGGCCTGCTCGCGCTTGTCCGGCGTCCACACCACCAGATAGCGCCGGTCGCTGGCATCCAGCGCGTTGGGCTGCAGCTCGTTGGACAGGAACACGATGTTGACGTGGTTCGCCTCCATGCGCACCGGCATGAACTTGTCCTCGATCTGGATCAGCTTGCCGCTGATCATCGACTTGAGCTTGCCCTTCAGGTGCCGCATCTCCTGCCGGCTCAGCACCTCGTCGCCAACGATGAACATGCGCTTGCTGATCCAGCCGTTGTACTTGTTCTCCAGCTCGGCCTGGCCGACGATGGCCCCGTACTCGCCGAACAGCGGCATCACCGCGCCTTCCCAGAACAGGTTCTTGCCGCTGCCCTCGTCGCCGTGCATGATGATGGCGGTCGGCAGTTTGGCGCCGGGGTGTTGCAGTTGCCAGGCGATCCAGTCGAAAATCCATTCGTGCACCGTCTCGTCCTGATCGCACAGGTGGCGCAGCAGCTCCAGCAGCGGCTCGCAATCGCCCGCCTTGGGCGCGATCGGCAGGCCGCCGAACAGGTTCACGCACTCGGGCCCCGCCACCGTGCCGCCGGGGTCGAACACCACGTTGCCCGGCATCACCACGGCGCGCTTGTCCGAATTCATCCACATGCGCACCTCGTCATTGCCGAACGTGTGGCGCAGGTTGCTGATTATGATCGGGATGCGGTGCACCGTGTCCCAGGCGTGGTTGGTGCCGTACTCGTAGCGAAAGTCCCGGAACAGCCGCAGCAGGCGCGTGCTGTCGACCTGCTTTTTGCGCTTTTCGCGCCTGGGCGCGCCGCCCCCGCCCCCGGGCGGTGCAGCGGACGCGCCGCCATCGTCGACATTGGGGGGTTCTTTGTTCATCGGCACCACGTTCGGCGCGGGTTCAGCCATAGCGCCGCAACTCCTCGATGCATTCCAGCGCCAGCCGGATCTGCTCTGCCACCGCTGGCAGGCCCTCCAGACGGTGCAGGTCGTTGAAATCCGTGTCCTTGTCGCCGCGCGCGGTGGCGTGATTGAACAGGGGGCGGGAGCGCACCACCAGCCGCGCGCCGGCATCCAGCACGCTTTCCTGCGCGATCTGCGCCTGCACCGCGCCGGTGTTGTGCGCCTGGCCGCGCACCTGCGTGCGCCAGTCGTCGTCGCCACAGATCACGATCGGGCACGTCGGCAGCAGCTGGTGCACCGACTCGCACACCAGCGGCAGGTTGTAGGCGTCGAACGCCACGAACACCGGCCAGCGCCGCGCACCCGTCAGCAGCTCGATCGCCATGCGCAGGCTCATGCCGGTGGCGTAGCCCTCGCACACGAACAACGGCTCGCCCACCGCCGGCAGACCGAGCCGGCACGCCGTGCCCGTCTTGGCCATGCCCGGCGTGAAACGCTTGGCACCATCGGCGCCGATGCGCTGCACGCCCTTGAGCGACTGCTCGCGCGGCAGGTCGTAGCGCAGCATCGGCACCACGATGCCGCCGTCGGCGTAGCGCACGCTTTCGGCGCGCTCGATGCCCTTGCGCAGCAGGTAGTCGCTCGCGCCCTCGCGCGCCGCGGCGCGCCAGTCGGCCAGCGCGCGGGCCTCGGCATCCATGGCGCGCTGCGCGCGCTCCACCCGGTCGAGTTGCGCGCGGCGCTCGCGCTCGGCACGCCGGCGCGCCAGATCGTCCAGCCGAGCGCGCCGGGCGGCGGGGTTGGCGTCCTGATCGGGATCCGGAAAGCGGTAGCCGCCATCCAGCGCCAGCTTGATCACCGTGCCGATCGTCACCCCGCCCGGCCGCGCGCGAAATCCGCGCCAGCTCGCCCGGCAGGCCTTGGCGTCGTAGTTGGCCGCGCCCTCGCTCCAGCGGTCCCAGGCGTCGAACGCGCCGTCGCCAAACTCGGCTTTCAGCGCCATGCCCACCGACAGCCACACCTCGCGCAGCTCGGCGCCGGCGATGTAGGTCAGCATGCCATCGGCCTGCTGCAGCGTCAGCGGGGGGCGCTCGGCCAGGGTGGTGGTCATGAGGCTCCGTCCTGACGCGCCTGCAGCGCCTCCATGCGGGCCAGGATGCCGGCCAGCTCGTCCTTGGCCGAGACGAAGGCACGCTGCAGCTCGGCGCCTTCGTCGCGCGGCTCGATGGGCGTGGCCGGCGTGCACACCTCGCCTAGCTCGTCGGCCATCGCGTACAGGATGTCATGGCGACCTGTCAGCACCTGCATCGTCAGCGCATCGCGCAGCGTCAGGTGGTGCGTGACGTTGTTCGGGTTCAGCTTGTGCTTCAGCGTGTTCGGGTTGGCATAGACCGACCCGGCCGCGATGCCAATACTGAGATTCATGGGATCAGACCGCCTCGATCAGCAACAAAAGTCCGCCGGCGCGCCTGGCCGGTTGTTGGAGGGCGAGGGAGGGACACCCCCCCACGGCCAGGCGCGCCACCGCGAGCTGTCGCGGCCACGTGGCGGAAAACGGAAGAAAAAGCCCGGCCGAAGGCCGAGCGAAGCC